AATAGTATTAGTTTCAAAACTATCACCAATATTTCTTTGTTGACTAAAGTCCTGAGTTTGAACTCTAGCATTTCTCAAAGAGAGTGTTGCTTCTTGAGTTGTGTCTACATCACCCTGTGAATAGAATGTTCCTTCACCCGCAGTTGAGGTGGCACCTTCAATTTGACTATTAATTTTACTACTGGTAAGTCTAAATCTTGATCTACCAGTTTCAAACGTTGGGTTGGCATTGTTCGCACCATCAGGTACTCTGAATGATGCCTGTAAAGTACCATTCTTATCACTAATGAGTCTTACATTAGTAACTTTTGCCTGAGCACCACTAGTCCTACCAGTCAAAATCATCCCACTTGAGATGTATCCATTAAACTGTGGGAAATCTTCAGACGAAAGACTGAATGTATCAATGTTTACAGTACTAGAAGATTCTGAATAGACAGAATTGACAAAAATATTTCTATCATATGGACTTTCTGCATAAGTGTCTGTTGGATTGTTGTATGGGCCATACTTATGGTTAGATACTGCAACTCTAAAGTCTATACTTGGAACAGAACTCGAATTGTTTCGTTGAGAACCACCATTATTCAATCTACCAAAGACTGTCTCACCAATAGAGAATGCCCCATGAATCATTTCAATTTCAATCAACTTAGGTACAACAAATTTGTTGACATCTACTTGATCAAAGAATGAATAAAGTCTTGTAAGTGGTCTGAATTTTGTTCCAGTAACATCAATGTTACGAGATCTCATAAAGTGAATGATATCTCTTCTTACAACTCTATCTCCAAGAGATTCGGTCTCAATTACTTCATTGACTGTTGATTGTGTTCCAGATCTTTGTTGATCCAGTGTAATTCCACCACTTGCAGAAATGTTATTGACAATTGCATCACTTGCATCAACAATTTGATCGACACCAACATCTCTTCCACGAAGAAGATTATCTACAAGACCATTTGATACTACATCAGATGCACCTTGAAGGAATTGTTGGTCATTTGACAATGACATATCCAAGTTGACACCAACAGTTTCCCACGAATTCCACAGAACAGGACTTACACCAGTTCTTGAACCATCTGCATTGGTTGTTACTTCTGCACCAAGAGATTCTGCAATACCTTGGAACGAACCCTCCATCATTACGTTATTGATTTCAAGTCTATTGACATCAATCCAAACATCAACATCTGGTGTCAATTTGACTGTACCTTGCCAGAACTGAATCAGGAAAGGAGTGACACTTTCAATTCTTGTTGCATATGGTTGTGTCAACCAAGATTGATCGGTATAGTCAAGAGTAATAGTTCTTCCTGTTTGTTTGATATTGTTACCAACAATATCGGCAAATTGTGAGTCTTGGTTGGCATCAGAAGTTGCACCAATTCCTGGAATTGCAGTTGTTCCTAGTTGAAGATTAAGCGCAGTAGTGTAGTGAGAAGGTCTCAGGATACCTTTTCTAGTATCGACACTATTCTTAATACCGATTGTAGAATCTTGGGGTTCAAGAGAAGAGAAGTTATCTACAAAAATACCAGACTTGAACTTATTATTACCGTTTGCATCTTCTACAAACAAATTAAGAGTATTTGTCTCAATTTGACTCAATGAAGTATAATACTCAAGATTTTTAATTCTTTGTTCGAGTTTAGCAATATCAGTCATCTGATATCTCTTGTGCTCTACAAAGTTAATTTTTGCATCAGATGTCTTGTATAGGTATGCAGGTAAGAATACATTAGCAATATTCATTGCTCCACTGATACTATCAGGAAGTCTGGGTTGATCCTGAGGAGTACCTTGAATTACACTTATAGAACCTGTCTTATCAATGTAAATTCTATCTGCTCTTGGAAGATAGTACTCATAACCAAGAGTCATTACTTCATCGGAAGCAATAATGTGCTTAGAACTATGTTGATTACCGTCAACACCGTCTGCAAAATTTCTACCATCAAATTCTAGTGGTGACCTTGAACCAGCAACAACAGTATAATCACTTACCCTAGGTCTTGCATCAATGATATCAGAATTTCTATGTCCATTTACAGTAGATAGTTTTGCATAATCAAAATTATTGTAAGAATTTGCCGTGGTAATATCACCCTGGTCAGCAGGATCATAATTTGCAGTCTGATAATAAACTTTCAGTTGTCTGGATGGGATCCCTGCAGAACCTTTTCTAATAATTCTTGAGTAGTCGTAATATCCACCTTTCTGTCCATTAGAGAACTTGAAATCTCTGGTGATATTTTTAGAACCGAGTTTTGCACTACTGACAATACCATTAGTTGCTGATAGACTTCCAGATACAATTTCACCGTTTTGGAAAGTTGAACTATTCAAGTAGATGAAATATACTTTAGTATCTGTAAACTTCTCAACGTATATTGCCTTGGCACCACTAGTTTGACCAGAGAGTGTCTCACCAACAATCAAATCGTTAGTTGTCCCACTAACACCATCTATCTGAGATAGTGTCATATATGGTGCAGTAGGTTCTCCTACATCCTCAGATTGGAATACACCATAAATTTTAGTTACATCGGGAGTATTCAAACAAATAACTTCGTCTTGTACTCTTGTACCAAAGGGGTAATTTCCAGAAACTAGTCCATCTTGTAGAGTTGTAGAACCAATACCAGAAGCAGATGAACTTGACTTGTCAATAATAATACTATTAGAAACAGAATTCAGTTTAGTTTTGGATGTGACATTATTCTTCTGAATCGTAGTTATGAGTTTGGTGTTAACATCATCAGCACCTAGACCAGTAATTTGAACAGACTTGAACGAATTAGTAAATACAAACCTATCTTCAGTAAGTACTTCAGTCTGACCATTTGATCTGATTAGAGTATATCTTTCCTCATCGAAAGGTAAGAATATCTCATTATCTCCAGCATTAATTACAGGAGTAGAGTTGGTTGTAATATTTGTGTTATACTGTCTTCTAATAACAATCTCAGAATCAATTAGATCTACAGATGCAACATTGGCTTTTGGGAATGCACTGTACAGTGATTCATTATCAGTAATATTACCAGAACCAGCATTACGTTGAGCTTTGGTACTGATTATTTGTACATTTGAAACTGTTTCAGTTCCTGAAGGAAGACCACCATCACAGATACCACTAACTGTTGTTACACCACTAACTGTAATATTGGTTCTACCAACTCCTGTTACTCTTGCAAATGTTGCAGTATCAAGATTAGTTCTAGAGAACCTTACAAGGTTACCAACAGTGACAATACCAACAAAAGAGAAACCGGGATCTACTGGAATTGAAATTCTTGAAGAATTCGCAATCTGAGGTGAACAAGTTGCGTTACCAATATCATAAACCGGAGTTTGAATAATATCTGCTGTAAATGTGTTACCAGTTCCTACGATACCAAATACTGACTTAGTATCTGAGAGTGAGAAATTAGTTGACTCAGTAACGAATCTTGCATCATCAAGTGTTCCATTGAATAGGAGTCTCTCACCTTTGAAGAAATCACCTTCAACACTATATGCAGTGATTGCAGTTCCTGCACTTACAGAATACTTAAGGAAACCTGTTGCACCACTTGATTCTCCTTTAATATATGCGGAGGTGTTAAGTGTTACTGGTTCGTTAACAGTAATGTCTGTATATGTTTGAACATCGAAGAGTGAAAGATCCCAGATATTCAAGTCAGGGAAATTTGTGTCATAAGAACCAGACTCAAGTGCAAAGTCGTAAATTCTTGCAATACCAATTTCTTTACCTGGTGCAGTTTCTTGATTTGAACCAACTCTTCGACTTCTAAGACTCAAAGTATTTGTGGTATTGATACCAATAGATGGAGATCCATAGACTCTGTTGAGTGCTATGGTCGGTCCAAAACCAAAGTTTAGACCTTGATTTTTTAATTGCTTAGTTGCTCTTGGTTTTACAAAGTCAATTAATGAAGGTATAATAGTTTCTACTTCGTAACCCCTGACATATGCCTTACCAGGAGAAATCTTATAGACTCCGATATTATCGTCAGGGGTATTTCCAGACTGAGTGATTTGTCCCGGATTGTATATTCCTCTATTTCCTTCCTCATTGTTCAGACTGTTTTTTACAGTAGTAACAAATTCTTTTACATAATAATGACCAGATTCGTCAAAAGTTCTTTTTGCAAACTCGTCACCTATAAAGTTATATTCAGTATCTCTATTGATTGTTCTCAGAATACCATTACTAACTTCTGAAAGTTGAACAAAGTTACTTTCATCAAAATTGTTGAGAGGTTTTTTAGCTAATACTGGGGTTATCTTAAGTCTATCTGCACCTGGTGCCGTATAATTATTAAATCCTTGTGCATTATCATTCAACGATGGATCAACATCAGAAGAAATAACTTCTTCAATAATATCAAGACCAACTCGGTAAGATGGAGTATTGCTATACTGGTCAAGAATTAGAGTTTGAGTTGCAACATCAACAAAATAACCTCTCAGGAAATAAATTCCTTGTGAAAGGTTGAAAGACGAACCGATAACAGGAGCATTTTGAGGAATTGTAGAACAAAATCCTTCACCAGATGCAATGAAAGTCGATGCGTAATTAATATTTGTACTTGTGGTTAAAACTTCTCCACTAATAAAAGTACTTACATCTTCTGAGGAAGATGAGTTTTCGTAGTTAACATATAGTGTATAAGTTCCTCTATCCGATTCACCTTCACTGATATAAGTTACAACACGTGCAGTTACATTTGACGATTGACCACTAATAATCGTCCCAACTAATTGATCGAGATATATGCTTACGGGTATACCAAGAAACTCGGGTTCAATCTGAATCCCATAAAAGTTTTTGACATAAGTCAAGTCACCAGGAATAACCTTAGCACCTTCTTTGAAGAAATGGTTACCCATATCTTCAACTTGATTCTGAAGAATTGACTGCAGACCAGTTAGTTCTCTGGCCTGAACTGGATAGCCAGGTTTAAAAAGAATCTTATAATAATTTTGTTTAGGATCAAAGTCGTCAAAATAAGGAGCGACGTTTAGATTAGTTTCCTGTGGCATATCTCTTAGAATTGCAAGATAACTTTAACATCTTCTTTCTGAGAAGAGGATCGGGTAACAGAAGGTCTATTATCAACATAAATGATATCGCCAGAATATTTTTGTGATTCTGGGTTCGATACTCCTTTTGCGAATTCCTGACCCAAGTAGTATGTCCTACTATTTATTGCCGTGGAAACGCCAGTAAAGTTGACATCAATAGCCAATGTATTACCTGAAGTAGGAACAATATTAATAGTACCACCATTAGTTGGTGATGCAGTAAATTCTAATTGATTGAATCCATAGACAGGAACAGTATTTTTTGTTCCGTCAGTATTAAATCCAGAAGTTCTTCTATCCTGCCAATACTTCAGAACACCAGTCTGATTGTCATAAGAAATAACTTTTCCTACAGCAGTAGAACCAAGACCAACAGTTTGAGTTACAAAGGAGTCTGCAGTAAATACTGCTTCACTATAACCAGTACCTACCAATTTAAGTGCATACAGAGCACTTGCCTTATCTTTGGTAAGAAATGACGAAGAATTATAATTTGTTGGATTTTTTACAATTCCTACTCGGGCAAATTGGTTACCAGTAATAAAGTCAGGGTTTTGGGTATCATTCTCAAATCTTGCATAAGATAGAACATTGTATGCGCCCAGTTCAGAGTAAATATCAGCACCATGACCTCCAGGAGGAGGAATGATTACATCAAAGACTGGAGCAATTGTTCCATTTGGTACGCCACCACTCTTCAAATCTAGTGTACCGAAGGTATAACCATGACCACCTCTAGAAACAGTGACGGATTCTACCTTTGCATCATTATTAATAACAACCGTAGCTTCTGCTCCTCTACCATTACCTAGAATAGGTACTCTGGTGTAAGTAACATTTGCAGTTCCAATACCAACACCACGATTTCTAATAGTTACAATCTTAATTTCACCACTATTTGCAGCATTCTCTTTTACTGGAGCATAAGATGCATTAGTATTCCAATCAGTTGGTACGGCAATGTAACTTGTAGAATCAAATTTAATAATTTGGTTTGGTTTGATAGTATAAAGATACTTCCAAATATATCCATCACCACTACTACCAGCCTCTCTAGGCTCTAGGTCAGTAAAGTTTGGTTCGTCTAGTGATGGACCACCTCTATAACTATTTTCGGGGTTTGCATTATTGAACAGACAAATATAAACTTTATACTCACTGTTCATTACATAGAAATTTGAATCATAAATGTCATATGAGTTGGATGGAAGAGATGGGTTATCTCTCGTAATATCATTTCTCCACATATCATATGTGGTTCCAGACTGCCATACAATCTTTCTAACAACCTGACTTACATCAGTAGAGTTGATTCTCTTAAGAGCCAACATCGTATCCCAATAATCATTGGATTGATCTAGACTATCTTTAGGTGCTGGGGGATTTGAATCCCAGTCACTTTGGAAGTCCGCAGGGTCTGGTAAACCAATCCAGGCGTAGTACGAATTTGAAGAATTCTGGACATCATCCACGAAATTCTTTGCATTCAAAATACGTAATTGATCTGTAATTATCGCAGCCATTTTTACCGGACTTTTTTGTTATTTATAGAGTTATCTAAGAGTTGGATAGATGAAGAATGTTCCACCCATTCCAGCATGTGCCGTACACTGATAATATAATGTGTTTGGAGAATTGAATGGAACTTCGAATACTACAGTTCCATTAGATGCATCATTATTTGTTACCCCATCAGTCCATGCTGTTCCAACTGATCCATTAGGAGTTCCCTGGATTCTAAATGGATGAGCACCCATGTTATTAACAAACTCATATACCCTACCTCGTGCAAGATAGAGATCAGGATCATTAGTTGTTTGAGTAAAACCTACACCAGTAAATGTATAATCAGAAGTACCATTTGCTCCAAGAGTCCATCTACCATCAACAATAAGTGATGCATCACCATAATATGTTGCACCAGTCACTACACCGAGAGTAGAGATACCAGATACAACCAATGAATTAGTACTTACATTTGTCGTACCTACACCTACACCACCCGATGATGCAATAGTAACAATACCTGTTGGGCCACCAGTAAGTGTGATATTAGCACCAGCAATAATTGATGTAACGACACCAGTCATTACTGAACCATTAGCTCCGGTAAGAGTTGTGACAACTCCTGTCATACCAGAACCATCTGCACCAGTTAGAGATGTGACTACTCCAGTTAGATTTGAACCGTCACCATAGTATGTTGCACCGGTGACAATACCGAGAGTAGAAATACCTGTTACTTTAAAGTAACCCAGTACGTCAACACCACCATGTCTTGTCTCAAGTCTCTTGTTATTGTTATAGTAGAATTCAATACCATAGTTACCATCAACATTGGTCGCCATGATTTGGGTTGTTCCGGCACCACTAGTGTAGTTTTGGGTATCTGCCTTAATATTTAAACTGGCAACATTGGCCCTAATGACATTTCCATCAGAGTCATTATGGAAGATAGTAAATTCTGATTGTTCTCCCAATATAAATTGTTTGTCATCGGTCATCAATAGTGATGAACCAAGACTTACATTACCAGTTAGTGTCGAAACACCACTTACAATTAGAGATGAACCAATACTTACGTCACCAGTCAATGTTGAAGTACTACTAACTCCCAATATTGCTACAGTACCAACACCAGTAATGTTCAGGTTTCTACCAGTAACTTCATCATAGACAACATCATCTAGTACATATAAATCACCACCAACATAAAGGTCACCACCAGTTGTAGTAATACCACCACTACTCGCAAGTGTAGTAATACCAGAAATCAATACCGAGCCGGTTATTGAAGTAACACCAGTTATTGATGTTGCTCCAGTTATTGAGGTAACACCAGTTATTGATGTTGCTCCGGTTACTGAAATTGCACCTAGTGTAGAAACACCACTTACATTCAAGTTTGTAGTGGTTATCTGAGACGGTGTAGGTGCAGATATTTCGACAGAACCATATGCGGTACTAACACTTACATTAGTACCTGCAGTAATTTGAGTTACAATACCAACAAGGGTGGTTGTCCCATTACCAACAATGTTGTAAAGTTCAACAAAATTACTATTAATCTTTTCGGCACCTTCAATAAGTGAGTCACCTGTTCCACTATTGGGAGATGAACCCGTATTAATACCTTGGTATGCCATCTTCTATACAGAATCCTTTTCTATGTTTGTATTTATCTAAACATTATAATTATTGAATTTCAAAGGTTCAAATCTTTGTACAAGAGGTGATGATGATAATCCACTATAACCTTCAGGGAAGAACTCTAGAGCAGTTGCAGGAACTCTGTTTATGAACTGCAGTTTACCCCATGTGTATTCACCGAAAATACGAGAGTTATCAAATGTACCAGAACCAGAAGAATATCCTTGACTTGTAAACTCAATTCTTCGAACAACAGTGACACCGAGACCAATACTCGAAAGATTCTTGGTTACATTTTCCGCATTCTTGACATAATATATTCCATCAAAGTTATTATCAGTAAATATACCCACATTCGAGTCATTGACGATGAAGAAATCACCAGGAATCAATTGACTGACCGTAACGGCAACACCTGCAATAGATGCATCTCTCATGTAAGAATCTTCTGGGATGTGTAGTTCAATAAACGCAGTATTGATACCCGAATGTGCATAACCAACGATATTACCATAATCACCAAAGTATGAGGTAACTCCAATCTTCTCTCTTCTGACAGAAGGTTGTTGAATAAGAACAGTAGGTGCCTGAGTGTATCCTGTTCCTGCATTAGATACAGAAATCGATATTACACCATCACCGGTTACTGAAGCAATACCTGTCGCTCTGGTACCATTGAGTTCATCTGGCAAAGAAACTGATACTACAGGATTTGTTAGATAAGAATAACCTGCACCAACATTACTTACAGTAAATGATGTGATTATTCCACCAGCACCAGTAGATGCAGTAGCAGTTGCAACATCGATAGTTCCCTGGTCTATAATTACAATTTTATCTTGATAATCTAGAAGATTTGTTTCACTTCTAGAGTTAAACAACGGTCTAATACTATCAACATAACCATAGTTACTAGTGAAACCAACATAGGCTGTTAGATATGCTGCAGGATAGATATAAGGTTCCTGGTCAACTCTATCCTTGGTTACAAAGTCGCCATTGATTGTAATATCATCAGTTTGTTTACACCAAGTAACAGGTCTTACAAGAGCAGTATTCGTAGTAACACCAGGACCGTTGTAAGCAAGAGTGGTTACAGTATCCAGAGTGGTAATACCTGTCACTACTCTTGGGTCTTGATATAGACCAAAAGTTTGACCTTTTGCAATGTCATTCTTCAGTTGTAATGTATCACCAATTTTAACGGTTTCGAGAATGTCAACAAACACAACATCAACCTCCGGGGTACCCTTGTAGAAGATAATTTTACAAGTGTCACCCTTCTTAGGAGGTTCTGTAAACTCTACATAACCACCACCAGTAAATGTATATGAAACTTCAGGAACCTGTAAAACATCATTGATTGTTATGATTAGTGCTTGAGCAAGATTGATGTTTGAACCTTTCTTAGATTCAATTGCAAATTGTAGATTTGAAATCGTAAGAGGGAATTTTGTAGCCAACCCGTCAAACAACTCATTAATACTATCAAATACATCAAGTTCACCAACAGTAAACCCGTTAAAAGTATCTCGATATACATCAGTGACACTTAATTCAAACGGAATGAATGGAAGACTTGAGTCAGTCTTAACGCCTGTTGTACCACCAATAGCAATATTGAGTTTATCACCAACATTATATCCAAAACCACCACTTACGATATCAAAATTGATAACACTAGAACCTTGTCCAACAACAATATCAACTCTTGCACCAGTACCAACTCCAGATGCAGAATTAGAACTATAGACTAAAGGAATATTTGAGTATCCAAGAGGTTTGTCTATAACAACAACGGGTGGATTGTTGAAGTCAAGATTAGAACCTAGGTTATAAAGGTCAATACTATCTACATGACCATCTACAATATTTGCAGTACCAATACCGATAACTCTAACATCTCCAGTAGAAGATGTGATAATACCAACACCTACATTGGTTTGAATACCAGTTCTATAACCAGAACCACTATTGCCAATACTAATCGAGTTGATTGTACCACCAGAGTTAACGAATACTGAAGCACCAGCACCAACTAATGGTTGGAAACCAAAACCTGGAGTAGAACCAACAGAAATAAGTGTTCCTCCTCTAGGAATTGATGCTTTATTAGGATCTTCTTCAGATGAAACACTATCACCAAGATATGTGATACTTGTAAC